CTACGGCGTCATTTCCCTGCGGCTCGGACGCTGGACGCTGACCCTGATACGATCAGGCAGTGGAACGCCGGGCGGATCCCGATACTACTCGCTCATCCTGCGTCGGCTGGACATGGCCTAAACCTCGCGGACGGCGGCAACATCCTCGCCTTCTTCGGGGTCAACTGGAACTTAGAAGAGCACATGCAGATCATCGAGCGCATCGGCCCCATGCGGCAGAAGCAGGCGGGGCATGATCGCCCGGTGCTTATATACCCGATACTGGCGCGCGACACCGTGGACGAGGTCGTCATGGAGCGCCTGTCAAGCAAGCGCAGCATTCAAGAAGTATTACTAGAGGCAATGAAATCTCGGAGGAAGAAATGAAAATTATCAAAGAGATAAACGAGGAACTTAACGAAATGGCTAAAGTGCCGGAGCCGAAGGCTGCCGAGCTGTTGGGCCGCGCTGCGGCGCACATGCACGACCGATCCTCGACCTATGACGAGCCAGAGGGCGAGCGTTCAATGGGCAAGATCGTGACGGCCTTCAACGCCATCACGGGCCGCGACCTGACCGAGAGCGAGGGCTGGATGTTCATGCAGCAGGTCAAGCTGGTGCGCCTGTTTACGCGCAGCGACTACCACGCCGACAGCGCCGAGGACAACATCGCCTACGCCGCGTTGCTGGCTGAAGCGAAGGGAGACGGACGTTGAGCGAAGACAGCTACGACAAGGTGCTGGTCGCGTTAAACATGCCGCGCACCCGCGAAAACTATTTGTGGGTGATGTACGACGGTAACATCCCAGAAGATTGGGACGAAGAGGCCGAGGAGCAGTTGCCCCTCGACCTGCGTGTTACTTGACTTGGAACATGCGGCGCACGGGTTTTCCGAGTAGGTCCGCAATCAGGAACCGCGCCTCGTCCGGCGAGCTTGAGTTGTTCCAGATGTCGGCAATAGCTTTCTTCAGTTCAGGCGTTTTGCCTTCCTGACCCCAAAGATCGCGGACGCCTTCCCACGTAGCGGACTGAACTTCGCGCGGCGCGTCAAAACCCATTTCCTTGGCGGCCAAGGTGTGCATGTCCGAGATAGGGCCGTACAAGCCCTTCGACCCAGTGCGAGCTACATCAGAGGCTGCGGGAGCTTCTTTAGTCCCACCAAGACCCATTGCACGGTACACGATAGGGTCATTACCGCCGCCGGGGAACAAAGACGCGGCACCGGCGCTGTGCGTGTCGATAGTCGATATGGGTGCGGCGCTGTAGGGGTTGGCGATATTGTTGTAGAAGGACGGAACCTTTCCGCCGCCCAATAGTTGCGCGTTTATGCTTTCCATAGACGGGTTGTCCATGATGGCCAGCGCTTTGCTGATGATGTCGCTGTTGCCCCAAGTCATACTGCCGTACGGCTCTCCGTATTCGCCAGAAAGATTTATCTTCCGCACCATCGGATCATTACGCGTGGCGTCGGCCAGCGAGACGCGGGCAAACTTTTGGAATTTGTCGGTCAGTTCCTCGTACGGCGTAGACGCAATGCGCTCGGCGTAATCGGGGCCGAGAGCTGCGATGGCTCCGGGCTTCTTTTCCGTAGCGATGCGGTTTTGGATATATTTGCGCGCAGCAGTGGGATCAGTGGCGAACCGGTCGCCGTACATGTCCATCATGCGGTCTACGCGGGCGACGTTGATGTCCCAAGGCGTTTGCGGTGATGTTACCGCAGCGACGCCGTAGCCCGCCTCTGGCGGCAGCCCAGCGCGTTCAGCGGCACGCGCCGATACCATCTGTGCTGTCGGATACCAGTTTCTCGCCGCATCGACTTTCTCTGGCGACATCAAATCCGACATAATGAACTTGAGGTTGTCCGCGCCACGGCGAACGCCTTCTTCGTATATTTGATCAGGACTTGCGCCAGCCATGCCGCGCATAAACGGCTCTTCGGCAAGCATGCCCATGTTCTTCTCGAAGGCAGGAGGTGCGGCGCGCAATGCTTCTCCGGTCTGGATAAGAAGCTGCTCGTCTGGGTTGCCTTGGGTCGCGTAGTTTGGCGCGGTAGGGCGGCGTGTACTTACCATGAACGGGCTGTCGGCCCCTTCTAACTGCGCAGGGCGTTTGGCCGCTAATGGTTTTGCTTTAGGCGCGGCTGCTTTAGGTTTAGGCGCAGCGGCCTTCGTTGCGCCTTTAACAGCCGACTTCTCTGCGGCCTTAATCGCTTTACGTGTGGCAACGCCTGCGGGCCGACCGAGGATAGGCACAGCGGACAGCACGGCGGTCCCGGCCATCGCTTCCATCTTCTCGGCCTCGCCCTTGCGGCCCTGCGCACGCAGCTTGCGTGCGGTCTCGCGGACGTCACCGAAATCGCGGATGGCAGCGAGGGGTGAGAATACGGCGTCTTCGATAAACGCGTTCGGGTCTCCCACCGCCGCGTCGTAAGTGGACTTCGCGATACCCTTGATGTCGCGACCAACGCTCGAAGGTGTCGAGGTCTTGAAGTAATTCGCAACACGACCCGGTATCGATGCGATCCCGCTGCCGAGTGCGCCTACGTTGGCGGTCGCCGCTTGGTTAGCACGGCGACGTTCGGCCTTTTTCGCCTCAAAGCGGCGTTTCTCCGCCGCTTCGGCATTCTTCTTGCGAACTGAAAGACTACCAGCCATCGTAAACTCCTCTTAGCGGCGTGCGCCGTAGTGTCGTGCCATATCGGCGATGGTTGCCCTGCCGCCGTTGCGGAATGCCTGCACGGTGCCGCCACGGTACTTACCGAGGGCGGGATCGCTGCGGTCCGCGAGGATTGATATATCAATATCAGCCGGTTCGTTGTTGTCTGTGTAGAAGAGGCGGTTGCCGCGCAGCTTCATTAGACGGCCTGTACGCGGGTCAGTTATCGTGCCTTCTAAGGGTACCGCTTCTGTCTCTGCCGTCGCTGCTGCCTTCTCGGCTGCTGCCTTCTCGGCTGCTGCCCTCTCGGCGGCGGCCCTTTCAGCGGCTGCCCTTTCAGCGCGGGTAGCGACCACGGGGTCGTCTTGCCCTTCGGGCATAAGAACCGGCATAAGCGTAGGTGCCACTAAACGGTCGGGCACGTACTTGTACTTGCCGGTAAGGTCCGCGAGGTTTGCGGCGGACTTCAATACTTCAGGGCGATCAAACAAGAAGTTCGACAATATCTTCTGGCCGGGGCGTGAACCAAACGCGGCGAGAGCCGCAAGCGGGGCCAACGTATAACCCGCGCCGTAGAGCGCGTCTTCGCTAAAGTCGCCGAAGCCGTTCTCTGCATCGTAGCCGCCAGCACCGCCAACAATGCTGCCGAGGCCGACAGTGCCTAATCCTGCCAACGCCGCACGGCGAGCAGTGCCGCTATCGGGCAACTTTGAGGGGATGACGTTCTGCGCCAACTGGGATATTTCTTCCAGTGACATAGGCCCGTCAAACTTACGCCCACTTGCGGCCACAGCTTGCGTGAGATTGCCCGGAGTAAAGACGTCGGCACCAAGGCCAGTCGTGTCCATTCTCGCACGCGATACAGCGTCTTCCAACACCTTCTCGCCGCGATACATCGCGTCGGCTGCTTTAAGCCCCGGCACGATTTCAGGGTCTTGCCGCTGCACCGTATCGCTCAAGACACCACGGACACCCCTCAACGCTTTCCGAAAGTCCTCCTCGAAGCCCGGCTTTTTGGCGGCATTTGCGTAGCCGATGAGGGCGCGCATCGACTGCTGGTAGTCTTCACCCGTGATGTCGCCTGTGCGGCCAGTTGGCGTGCCTCCCAGACTGTTCTTAATGGCGACGTCAAAGTCGGCTTTAAGGGCATCAGTCAGCTTTTCGCGCGCGGCGAGGGCGTCGACCATATCCTGCGTAAATATCGGATCGTTTAGGTCGAAGGTTTTGCCCGCAACGGCGTCGTCGTATGCCTTCCTGCGCAGTTCCGCCAACGCCTGCAATCCGCTATTGCCAGAGCCGATTGGCTGTCCGGCGACTGTGCGAAATGCCGCATCGTTAAAGTCGAGAAGGCTGTCGCCTCGGCGTGCGTTTACTATATCCCCTACGCCGGGGATGGAAGTGGCCGCGTCCTCGAGCCTCTTTGGCATGCCGCCGTATTGCTGACCAACAGTAAGGTCTTCTATGCCATACTCATCCATGAGCCGTTGTGCTTCGTCCGAACGCTTCGATCCGCCTAAGACAAACTTACCAACGCCGCCGAAGCCGCGTCCGAGGAGGTTGCCCCCAGCAGCGGATACCGCACCGGTGCCAGCATCGCCTTCAACCGCACCGCCGTAGGTGATGCCCTGAATGACGTCGCCCGTCATGTCACCCGCAAAGTCGCGTGCGTAATCGGCAACCTTGCCGCCACCCTCAATATACTTTTGCAGTTCAGGTGCCTGACTGAGCAACTTAGACAAGCCAGCGTTGCCTACGCTCCGCAAAGCCGCGTTGCCGCTGATAGAGCCAGCGATGTCGCCGATCATTGCCGACTTAGGGTTCATCTCGCGGAGCGCCGCCATTTCGGGGAATAGGGCGTCCATGACATTCAAGCCCGCAGTGGACGCACCTGTTGCGATAGCGGTGCCCACTGGGTTCATCACAGCCGTGCCTGCGGCACGCTCTAGCATGTTGCGCTCATCTTCTCCGGTTACGGGAGGTATCGCGACATTCACGGGCTGCTTAGGGTCGTTGTACTGCTTAAGGAACTCAACGGTGCGCGGATCGTCCTCGTAAGGCAAGTCCCGACGAAAGCCGAACTCCGCGTCGAGAGCGCGACGGAAGTTAGAGTAAGCCTTCAAACCTACGGAGCCGCGAGGGTTCTCAGCAAACCACTCGTTCATCTTCTGCTGCATCTCTGGCGGGATGGGCATGCTTGTCTTATCGCCGCCGAACGAGGCCGCTTCCGCTTTGATGGGTTGAGCGAACGCAGCATTGTCGGGAAGCGCGGTGGTGGTATCTGCCTGCGTCGCGGCATCTTCCGGTGCAGCGACTGCCTGTGTCGTTGTGGCTGCCGGTGCTGCGGCGGGCATACCTATGGCGGCGCGATCTTCCTCGGGCAACGCGAAGAATTGCTGCATAACCACATCTTTTGGTTGTTCCCATTGGATTGGGGGGAGACCCATCTGCGCCACACGTGCGTCGATACGATTGATGAGGTTGTACAACTTACCGACAAATTCGTAGTCATTGTCAAATGTGCTGGGCTGGTTCGCTTTTACGAAACGCCTAGCATCCGCGTCGGTTTCAGTGCCAGTGCCCGGAACCCTGAAGAGGGAGAGGCCGAGGCCCGAAAGACCGTCAGACTTCGTGTTTATGGCCTTCTTCTTCGAGGACGGGAAGTACTCCAGTGTGGACTTGATAAGACCCTGCCCAGACAGCTCGTTGTTAAAATTCCGCATCAAAAAATTGATAGCATTTCGAGCGGCGGTTATGTTGGCCAGTAGAACTTGTTCTTCTTTCCGTTCGGCCAAAGTCTTTCGTGGGCCTTCCTTCGCCAGCCGTATCGCATCAGCGTTATCGAGTTGCAGTTTAATAACGTCTTGGCGCAACTTTTCCACTTCAAGCGGGGTGAGCGCGCGTGTGCGATCCGCTGAGGCCCCTGACGACGCTGCGGATGCTTGTTTTTGACTTACCTCAGCAGCAGCGGCTGCGGGGGCTACATCGGCCTCCGCGCCTTTTATGCGGGCTTCAGCCGACGCCTTCGATACCGGCGCGACCGTCTTTGTCTCAAACTGACGCAGCCATTCTGGGTTCTGATCGTTCGCGGCCATTACTTACCCCAATACACTTTGTTAGATTTGTCGGTGGCATAAACAAACTCGGCACCCGTCGGCACCATGTTAGCTTCTTCCGGCGTAGAGACGATATACTGCCCCTTCGCGTTCATCGGCGGGGAGTTGCCTGTCCCCGGCTGAATGCGCCACTTACCGTCCGGACCCAGCACATATTTCGGTTGTAGGCCTTTGCGCGCCATGGCATCGAGTTTTGCTATAGAGAGCGAGGTCGCCAACCCCTGTTTGGCGAGGCCCACTTGCTGGGCGAGCCTGTCGGCGTCCAGCTTCTCAAGCGCCTCTCGGCGGCTGATCTCGCCTTCACGCTTGGCCTTCTCCTGCGCTGCCAAAACGGGTGTGATATTATCCAAGATGCCGCCAAAGCCACGACGCGTTGTCGGCGCGGCTAATGCCGCCGACAACTGGAACATGCGCTCGCTGAACGACGGGGCGTAGCGTTTCTCCGCAATCGCCCGCTCCAGCGCGTCGTAGCGTTCCGTTTGCTTCTTCGCGAGGGTGTCGTATTCGGTCTGGGCCTTCAGGACATTGGGGTCTTTGTACACCGACAGAGCGCCAGCCGCATCAACGGCATCCGCCGCTTGAGGCAGAGCGCCTTGCAGATTTTCGCTATCTCCGTTCATCTCGTCTTCCTCTGTGTCGGGCGAACCCAATTCTTGCTGCATCTTAAGAATGTGGTCTATCTGCCACTGCTCGAGGGGCCGATTTTGCACGATCACTTATCCTTAAGTTTGCCGATAACACCCGCCGCAGCGACCAGCGCGCTGCCGATGTCCTTCGCGGTTGAAGAGTATTGCTGTTGGACGCCCGACGGCGAGATACCATACGATGTCTCCGCCTGCGGAACGCCGGTGGCGACGCCCTTGAAGGTGTTTATCATGTTGTTGATCTGCTCTTGCGGGTAGCCCTGCTGACGCAGGAAGTCGGCGTATGCCACGTCGAGGTTCTTCTGGCCCTGTTGCTGCTCCATCTCGCCGACTTTGGCGAGTGCGCCCGCGCCAGTGATGCCGAGGTCCTGCGCCCGTGCGCCGAGGTTCGACAGAGCGCCGGAGGCGGCGAGTTGCTGTTCCTGTTGCGTCTGCGCCAAATTGCCAGCCGTTGAGGCCAAGTTGCCAAAGCGATTAAGATCGGTGCCTGCAAGCCCTGCGGCCTCGCCAAACCCAGACTTTAGTGCCGCACTTTGCGCGGCGAGGATGTCGGCGTTTGTGTCGCGAAGGGTGCGTCCCAAATCAAGCATCATGCCCGAGGGGGTTCCGCCCACGTTCTCGTCGCGGGGGCCAAAGCCGAGTTGACCCGCCTTGACGTAGCGGCCTTCAACTTCGGGCAAAAGTAATTCATTTAAGTTGCGTCGACCCAACTCGCCGATGCGGCTGACAACGGCGTCATTGTATGGGTTCATGTACGAACCGATGTTCGACACAGATGTCTTGCCTGCCTCCGTTAAAAACGGCTGTGCGGTGCTCAACGCGCCCGGCGCATTTGCGGCGGCCTGTGCTACGCCTGTGGCTTGGTTGAACAGTGGCTGGTACGCCGTAGCGGCGGTGCCAGTCATGTCGAATGCCTGCCGCTGCGTCGGCGTGAAGCCAGCGACGCGCGGCATAGGCGCGGGTTCGTATGGGCGGTTGGCAATTGCGTTCTGACCCGACAGGATGTCCATCGCATAGTTGGTGTACCAATCAGGCATCACCGACTGCTTGGTCATGTCCGTAAGGGCCGAGCCTTGCGGGATTGCGCCCTCAGACAGGAATGCGTTACGATCAGCGGCCATTAAATGCGTCCTCCGGACAGATATGCTTCGGGCTTCTTGGCATTAGCACTAAAACGGCCCTTTGCCAACTTCTGTCCCTTGTGTTT